GCATCGTATGCTTGCATCAGCTCGGCTGGCATGGAAAAAGAAGGGTCTTTCAAGCCCTTTCCGAGTCTTTCCATTTCTTTTTTTGCGCGATTCGCACGAACAAGAGACTGAACCCCCTTGCCCGCTGCGATCGTCCCTGCTACTATTGCTGCTGTTACTGGCATTTTTTATAAATTAATTCTGTGACAACGTCATCACAAGTTAAAATCTCCATCCCGCACCGCTGCAACCACTGAATTCCTCTTGAATTTCTCGTCCACATAGCGCACAAAAACTCATCTCCCGCCATCTCAACAATATCTTCAAACACCTTTTTTAAAACCGGTTTTACCCTGTGGTTTGGAGATACCCCGAAACTAACAAGCCTGCCCGGGACGGTGTAAATAAACCCAACAACGTTGCCCCCGTTAAAAACCTCGGTAAAAACCCCATCATCACTAAGCTCGTCCCAAGCCCTGAGTTTATTAAACGTGTCAACAGCAACGCCGCTGCCCGTTTTGTCGTGGCTGTTTGGATCGCAAAAATTTTCTATTTCTCGATCACCCGAAAAAGCGGACAAAATCGGCTTTATCTTAATCTTGCTGCTCACAAGTGGCAAATTTATGAAAGTACGCCCTTAATTGCAACACCAAATAGCTGTGCCGGCAATTCATTTTCCGAAACAGGATAACTCAGCGTATGTGTTAACGAATAAGACCTCATGTCTTCGCCTGCGGATATTGCTAAATCGGCAGAATAAAGAAGGCCAGGAATCCCGGTATCAACAGGGTTCCCATATGTCGTTTCAATAAAAGTAATGTCAGAGACGGAGTCGTAATCGGCGGAGGTAACGACCCCTATGAAGTTTCCGTTCGGCTGAATAATAACCACCTCGACACCAAGTAGCCCAGTTTGATTTCCGGCAAGCTCCCAACCGGCAACAAAGTCGTCGATATCAGGATCTATGCCAACAAAAGATGTCGATTGAATAGCGGAATTTAAAAACACTGGGTCGTACAAGTTTTTCTTGTAATAACATCTCGTGTAGCCCTCGTATTGGCTCATCTCCTGAGGAGCTATTATTGTGTACATGCCTGACGTGTAGCTCAAATTTGGCTCAGATGAAGCCTCAACCGTAAACGGCTGAGATCCCATTTGAGAAAAATTCTGATACCTTTTGACATCAAGAGGGCGCTCGTTCGAAACAAACGTTATCTTTTGAACGAAGTCCTTTCCGTGAAATTGATAAGAGGACTTTTCGTTGTGCTTGTAAAATCTCGCCTGCTCATCCCACCCGAACAATAGTTGTCCGTAGTTAACAAAATTTGTGAACGGATAATCGTAAGTCGATCTCCACCTCATTGACAAATAATCGAAAACAACATGCTTTCGTTCTTTTTTGGGCGATATGTAGTAATACGGATCTTCTCCGACTGGCCTTGGCTCGCCGGAATAAGTGTAAAGCAGTGGATCTCGAATAAAAATCACGACACTCGAACCAAAAGACGCCACATAATCAACAATTGTTGTTTGCGGAGCGAGATTGTACGGAGAATCCGGGAGAGGGAGGTAAATCGTAATCTCATTGCCTAAAAGAGGAAGTATGTCTTCTTCTGATCCTGCGGCAATAAAGTAATTTGTCCCGGCGTCCGCAAAAGAAATGAGACCTGTAGCAGACTCCGAACTCTCTACGAGATCGAAGGCAAAACCGACCTCGCCCAAAAGCTCGTTGACGTATGCCCTGCATTTCGAACCGTTGCCTTTTAAGAACAAGCCCGCAATTCTTTTTGTTTCAGTCCTGAACTTAAAATCAACCCTGCTTGACGGATCAATCTCGCTTATGATTGTTTGACCGTTGGTTTGAGACAAAACAAATACGCCGGAATTTGCGTCAAAATAAGCAATTTCGCCGTTTGGCAAAAGAGCTACGGAGCCCGGATCGGTTGTTCCAAATCGAGACTTGTAGTCAAACCATGACGCGAACGTAGCCTTACTAACCCTTACCGAAGAATCTGATCCGACCTCGTTGGGGTAGAACTGTATATAAATGGAGTTTTCCTTAAACGGCTGAATGCATTTAAGCGTTTTGCCCTCTCTGCCGGCCATGATAGCCCTAACCACCTCTCCAAAAAGAGGGTTCATCTCAATAATATTTGAGTTGTCAAGGACAAAGGTAGAGGTTCCGTTCACGGCTCTTCCGAGTCCTCCATACGGGTTCGAGTGAATGGCGTCCGCTTTTCTGTGACTCATTTTGAACGTAGGGTCCTCGATCCTGGTTCTCCCCGTATTATGAACATCACTCAGCCAATAGTCAGAATAGTGAGGATCCTCAATGTAATAATAATACATTGCAGAATCCCCTGCGTATCCGGTGTGAAAATTACGCATTCTCAAATACACATCTCCGTATGACGGCCTTATATCGGCTGGTTGTACTGGCTGAGGAGCTATTTGCTGTTCTGAGCTGTAAGACAATGTTATGTACGAGATGTCACTTGCGGCGTCTAGATTAAGAAAGGTTATATAGGTAGTGTTGTTGTCAACCCTGTATTCAACAGAGATTATTTCATCAGTGTCGTTATTAACGCTGCCGTCGGTATAATATACTTTAATATTGAAAACAGCCCCTATTAAATCCGTCTTGTCTCCGGGCAGGGCAAATATATAATCTGACGGCCCACCGATGTTAATGCACTGCGCTACATAATCAAATGGGGCGCCGTGCCTTCTGTTGGGGGTGTGCGGATCTATAATCGGAATTGCTTGGGTAATATCCTTCCATTGAGAAACAAAAAGGCCTCCATCATCATCTACAAATGGTCTAGGGGTGTAAATCTCAATAATATAGGCCCCCGGGTTTGCTGTGGTATCGAAATTTTCTATCAGGCTAATGTCAAATAGGGTAGTAATTACGGCTGATCGACCGCCGGGACCTTCTCCGGGAATATAATCAAGAACGTCGACTTCAACATATTGGGCGTAACCCCCAAGAGTTTCGCTAAAATTATTCCACACCTCAGGAGATCTTCTGCGAACAAAACGGAGCTTGTCACCCTTTTGAGGAGTGTGGTTTATTGTAGCCCCTACATTATACACGTCGGTGTACTTGTTGTCGAGATAGATGATGTATCTTGTGTTATTGTTTTGGGAGTCAAGAACTATGGATGACGCATCATATATGTTTTCAACAGAAACCATGTATTGGCCAAAACTTAGTATGTCAGTTGATGGTTTTGCAACAATCCAATATCTGTCAGCCCATACTGGCGGGGTGTGGTTTATTGTTATCTTGGGGGAGATGGTAAACGGGTTGTACTCCTCACTCAAGGAAGATCTGTCTATGTCGTAAAAAAACGGAACAAACAAAGTCAGCGCATCGGAAGTTTGGGTTGTCCCGTCCCTGAATGCCCTATCCCCGTATACTATCCCAAAGTTCTGCGTCGCTCCCGACTTAAGAGAAACTCTGGCGTCGTTTAAACGAGTCATTGCAGATCGGTTAGACGTTACAACAGGGGCTGACGGAAGGGATCCTGAAAAAAGATAAAAAATAGGATCGGTAGTTGGGGCTGGTACAGATATGGTTCCGGATCCAAAACCAAGAGAGTTAGAAAACGCGTCTCCTATTTTTTGAATGATATAAACATTCCTGTCCAAAACGCCTGTTGTCGGGTCTACCGGAATAGCGAGCGCTGCATCTATATCCTCTTGCGTGACAATATAACTAAGAAGAACAGGTATGGAGCTAGGGCCATTCAGCGAAAAAACCATACCGGCCACAAACGGGAAGTCTAATTGCCTGTCCCATGGAGGAACCGTTTTGAAAAAAGAAGATCCTATTGTCCAATCAGAATCAAAATACACATTTCCATTAGCTGACCACGGCACTTCTTGAATCGTGTACTCGGCGGTCGCGTTAATTGAGATTTTGTTATATCCCTCCCTGAAATTTATGTATGCTATTTGACTTGTTGGTAAATATTCTTGGCATCTAGCACTTATTGGTAGTCTGTCATAATTCTTTTGAAAATCAACAGCTACTTTAGTGGATACGTTTCCATAGAAGTCAATGGTATAAGTCTGGTTATCCCCTATAGTATCTCTTTCTTTATTGAGCTCAGAAAAAACAGAAAACGGCCCCTCTGCACCTCCTGTGCTTTCGTCAAACTGCTGAACCGACACATTAAAACCAATGATCTCCTTGGGTCCAGTTTCGAAAGATACTGAAATCTTATTGTCGTAAGTCATCAACAACCAATTGGACCCTGTAACAAACTCGGATTGATCGGGGAGCGGCAAGTTACTGAACATTGACCACGAGCTAAGCTCATTGTTCTCGTAGATGTACTGAACGGAAAACTTGAATAGTTTCTTCGATATTTTATTGTCACTCCTGGAGATATCTGTACCGTACTGTGCAAACGGCGGGTTAGGAGGCCACTTAACAGCATCAATAGTCCTTAGCGTGATATTAGTATAATACCCAGAAAGAGCCTTTTCAAGATTGATTTGATAAGGAGGGTTAAAAACTCTGTTACTATCAATATACATTTGATCGTCCCACCTTCCGTCTGTAAACTTTAGTATCTCATCAAATGCATTAGCGTGAAAAATCGGGAAGTCGGCCGAAAAATTAAGTTCAGAACTTCTTATAGCAAGCTCATGAGCTTCAGAATCTATCCCAAAAACCCATATCTCATCATCTCCATCATAAGCCTCTACAAAATAGACAATAGACCTCAATGTGCCTTGGCTTCTCTCCCATATTGTAGCCCCCACAACAACGTCTCTTGTGTCGAGTTCTTGGTTCGAAATATCTATGGTTCCCCAAGAGGTAATTACAAGGTAGCCCTGCCCCGCCGCCTGGCCGAGCCTACAATAATTGAAGTCCCGGTAATCACCTTGCGGTATTGACCTGGTGTCATCGTCGGTGTTGATCCCACCGGTAAATATTATTTGCTCATTAAAATCCATTACCCAAGATTTAGAGCCGAGCTTTGAGCAAGCGCGTCTATTGTTTCGTAAAGCCTCGGAGCCTTCACAAGGAGATTTGCGCTCCACTGGGCGGCCTCGTATTGCATTTGAAGCTCTTTATATTTTGGTCGATCCATGGCGTTGCCCTTGTGAAAGCAATATTCGCTCATCAAGTAAAGCCTGAAAGGCTCGGCATAAGCCATATCGATCAACGTCTTGTCGCTAATGTTTGACCCATTGGACAGATATTCAATAACCACCTGTCCGCCATCCATGTTGTGGTCAAACAAAATATTTCTGCCGTCTATTCGGTAATAATTCTCATTTCTTCCGCTGCCTCTGGTGTAGTTTTGATAACCGTAAAAATACCCAAAATAACCCGACGGATAATACCCGTCGGTAATAACCGGATCCGTAGAGTCGCTTTCACAAGAAAAGGCCGAATCGGGAAAAACAAGAGACGTGTCTGGAGTAAGAGTCCATATCCTCTTTCCTGACTTCATTCCGATTTTCACAATCCGCATGCAGTCGGGCGGGAGCGTGAATACCCTTGCGCCGGTATCCAGCTTGGTATGAATCGTCTTGAGACTAACTAACCCGTCAAGCGGCGCTTTTTCGCTCATATAGTCAATAGCCACCTGAACCATCCAGTTAAGCTCTCTGCCGCTGGGTGATTTGCCGAGCCTGTACAACGCGGATGTAGCAATATATCGAATATCTTTTATGATCATCCTCTTTGAATATTTTGAGCGTCCACAGAGCTGTCATTCAGATCGTCTTGATAGCCCTGAGTTGAAAGAGCCTGTAGACACAACTGGAAAAATGCCATTTCACCAAAGCCGTCTTGCATCGGGATAATCAAAGGGTCGTCATCTTCCATTTGATAAACATTCGGAATCATAGTGACCGTGACCGTGCCGACGGGCTTTTTATTAAACCTGAGCGCGTTCTTATAAAATACTGCGCCGTTTTTATTTTTCCCCCTTAAAACCTCCATTGTAGACGCGTCGATCTTTGACTGAACAAAATACCGGTTATCGCTATCCGACTCATCTGTTACGGAGTAGATTGCGAGAGATCCAGAAATCGGCTGCGGGGAAAGCGACACATAGTAACCCTTTGAATCAGAAGACACGGCAAAGTCATACGGAACGGCAACGTCTTCCAATAGGTACGGGTCTCTTGTGACCGCATCCGACAAGGCGTAATTTATTACCCGGGCAATAATCGACCTGGGGTAAAGACGGCGCAAGTCCTCCGGAGTATCTCCGCCGCTAAGCCTGTGCTGAATAAACTCTATGGCCTGTCTCTTGGTTATCATACTCTATCTGGCATTTGAGTTTGAATGTTCCACTGATTTTCATTTCCTATTCCGATGTAAGTCTTAATCATGTCGGTAATGTGATCGACAGTGCTTTCCGGGTACTCAAATTCGACGCTTTGACTCGGGCTGCCTGCCGGCGCTACCGAGTTGTTTGTGTGCACGCTTCCAGGCGGAAGGTAAACAGCGACCCTATTCACCAAATCATAATCGAAGTACGGAACCTTCGGTCTTCTGATGTATGTAAATGATATCCGGTCAAGAAACGGGTATATGAAATACTTGTCGTTTCTTGTGACAAGCACCGGGTCGTTTTCTTGCGGATTGTCAACCGGACTCAAAACAGAACTGCGCATCACGGCATTGAACTGGTGCTGACTCACAAAATCGACCGACCGATAATTGGAATCCGTGGAGCAACCGTCGTTTAAAAGCTCAAGATAGCTCGATTCCGCCTCGTACCAAATGTCTTCCGGTATGTCTGCGTACCCTCCTTTCTTAGGGTTGCCCGGCAAAACCGGGGTGAACTTTAAAGGAGCGTACTGCGGGGAGCCGAGTGTTTTTATGAACGGTTGCAAGTCACTGGTAACCTTTCTGTTTTTTTCAAAGTTACTCACAAGGGTGTTGAGGTATCGCTGATTAACGATTCCTATCGCCCTGTTAAAATCGCTCGGGGTGATAAATCCGCCCCGGAGATCTTTCCCAGCACGGAACAAAAGCTCGTCATATATTTTTCCGAGTGTAGTGTCCATTAAACCAATGTCTTAATCATAAGGTATGTTCTACCCAACAAGCCGTCATTGCTCACCCCGCCGTCTGACGTCAGTACAGCAATGCTGTCAACATCATTCCAGAGCGCCTGTATTGTTACCTGAGGGTTGAAGCTATTGTTCGCTATCAAAACGGCTGTTCCACCAGAAGTGAAAGCACCAGTGAGCGACACGGTGTACACCCCTGAAGCAGCTCTCGATAAAATCGGGTCTGAACCGTAGGTGTTCTTCATTACGATTGCCGTTGGAGAATCTGCGCTTGACTGTGTCAGAAGAGCTTCGTAGACAAGATACGGCTCAGCAGGATTGTAATACATCACCCACACTGCCGCGCCCGGGGTGTTATCGGTGCACCTGTACTCAATACCCGTGTTGAAGTCTTGCCAGATCGCTCCGACCAGGACACCAGCTGTCTCGTCCTGAGTTGCTCCAGGAACCCCATCGTAAAGCTTGTACTGAATCGTGGCGATAAGCTGATCGATTATTGACTGGCCGGAATTATTTGAAACCCAATAGTACGTCTCGTCATCGCAGCACGCACATTCGCATCCGGAAGCGTCGAGGGATGATTTAATCAGAGACACAGCCTCTTTGTATTTATCGAGGTCGCCGCATATCTTATAGTTCTGCGCCTCCATGTAATAGAAAAGGATGTTGTCTACATACACCTGGTATTTCGAAACGCCGTTAGCCCTCAACTCAGCCTCGTGAGCCTTCCTGAGATTCTCAATGCACGGCGCGAGACCACACAAAGACCCAGAGCAAGAAACCTGAAACTCCTTTTTAACTGAAGACGTGTACTGAATAATCAGTCCGTCCTGTTGGGTTTTCTCAATCACCTCAGAAAGGGCTACTGTATAGGTACCCGTAGCAAGAGGGTTGTCTGTCTCAATTGATGGATAAGGGAGTGAAGTCGTTGTTATCGACGGAGTAAATCCAGGCGTGCTGAAAGTCCAACCGGGATAAGTAATTGTGCACGAAAGGCTTTTCACGGACTCGCCAGTTGCCAAATCTGTGGTATTTGCCGCCGCCCATGTTCCGTGGTCTCCATATTCGCAATCGTATACAAAAGAGACGTCCGCAGGAGTTAGTTCACATCCAGAGAACAAATAAGAAGCCTGTAACTGAACATTTGTAATGTCAAAAGCAATGTCGTCATGCGGAGCTTCCGGATCAAGGGCTTCGTTAACCACAATTATCGCCCCGTTGTCGCCTTCAGAAACAGAAGAGACTGTTACGCTGAGGTTCGGAGACCCGGTTACAAGAGTCATTTGATTCCCTGAGACAAGGAATTGGGAAAGCCACTCGTCACCATCTGTCTCGACTTGGTTCGGCGGTGTTTCCGCAAAAATAGAAACTCCACCATCGAGAGGATTGGACAACAGCCTTAACGAGTACTGCAAGGCGTAAACGCCATGTGCCGGATTCCCGTTAGCGTCAACAACGATCGGGAAGTAGAAAACAGGAGTCTCCCCAGGGTGAAGAGACTCCCAGTTTTCAAGATCAATCATGGGGCTACCGACCGTGTTTTGGTCTTCAATAATATCCCCATTAAAAGAAATTGTCCCGAGACCCTTCGCTTTAAATGTTGCCAAATCAACACCAAGACCCGCATAATCTGTGGAGTCTTTGACGATTCCTCGAGGTTCTGGGGCTCCCGTTAGCGGATTTTTATACGACAAGTCGAGCGTAAGAGTGACGGTACTTAACATCTTTTATTGTTTTCTGAGTTTAACAAGCAATTCATTGTTCGCGGAAAGGTGATCAGACAGTTCGAAAAACGCCTCTTTCAAGTCTCCTTGAGTCTCATAAAACGGCGCCTTTAACCATTTCTCACCATCCCCTCTTTTGTCGCGAAGATACCACTTTCCTTCGTCATTTTTGATAATTTTTTCATTCAAAAGACGATTGAGCATCTCGCTGACAGTCTCTGCCTCTGGTTCCTGTGCGGCTGCCTTCTTTTGGAAAGACCCGAGGATGCCAAACGCGTTTCTTTTAAACGTGTCGGAGCCCTTAGCTATGGCGTCTCTCAGCGCAACCCTGTCTCGCTCCTCATTGCCGGTTCTCTTCATTGCGAGCCCGTCAATTGCCTTAAGAACTGTTTCGTAAGGCGTGTCGAAGTACACGAGTTTTTCGAGATCCACACGTTCCTTGGCCTGGTTGATCCGGTCAGCAGCTTCAATCTCTGGCTTGTAATACTCGTACCAGGGGTCAGCGGAACGGAAAGCACACCTGTTGTTCTTAATGACAGGACACAGGTAATGCAGGTAAAACAGCAAGTCTTTTTGCCCTGGCTGAATGCGCATGCCATCACTTACAGTCACGTTGCAGTGCGGGTAGGCGAATTGAATCCCGCTCGCACCTGGCCGAGGAGCGGCAGACGTGTATTGAATGTGGTACTGCTCTCCGGTTTCCGGGTCAATAAGTACACCTCTCGCTTTCCTTGAATTGCTTCGTACATCGTAGTACGGCCTCGGCTCGTTGTCGTGAGAGTTGGACGGAACCTTCAGGGTTTTAACCCTTTTGTCTTCGCCTATTATGATTTGTACGGACTTGCCTTTGTAAAACTCGGGAAAATCCTCTTTCATTTGGTCTTCAGCCCACTGCGGGATAGAGACCGGTTGCATGGTGCTTATATCGAAAAGCATAACGTATATTGGTTTTAAAAAAAGGGGGCGACATTGCCCCCTTTTTATCTTGATTCTGATTATACTTCAGGACCAGGGGCTGAAGCATTGATGAACATTCCGTACTTGTTTGCATTCACAAACTTAAATCCGATTTCGGAAACAATGTGAATTCCAAGTTCCCACTTTTCGGTCTTGTTTGCCGCAGCACGACCGCCGGTCTGCCACATGTTCATGAACGCGCCCGGCTTGTGGCACAAGCGAACATACTTACCCATGTTTCCGAGACCATCATCGATGTTGCCTGAACTCAATGGGAGGAACACAGCGTAGTCCAACCAGTTAGAGTCAGTCGTCGCAAACGTCTGAGGGTTGTCGAAAATACCCATACGAACAAGTCCAAAGTTCTTGTTGTTGAAGACAAGATTGTTGAACGAGTAAGTCGAGCGCATGAGGTCGGCATAAGCACCCTCGCCCCAGAACGTCTTCTCCATTTGAACCTTATTCAAAGTGATGTTTGCGTTCTTGTTGTATTCAAACATTGCCTGCTCGATGTTGGCTGATGTTTTGCCGGTAGTCCAGACCATGTAATTCTTGATCGATGCATCCTGAGAGGTCAGCATTGCTTCAAGAGTGTAAAAGTCTGTCTGATCGACAAATCCCGCAGCGTCATGAACCTGACCAGAGGCGATGATGGAAGGAATCAAACCGGTTGTTGTTTGGAACGATTCCGATGCAGTCAAGGTGTTGTCCGTGTCCATTCCAAGGAACGAGTTCACAATAGACACCTGGTGCTCGCGCTGCAAATACAGGACGTCACGAGAGTTCGAATACGGCGTTTGCATGCCGTTTTCAATTTGGCTATACCAAAGCTGATTGTACAGCGCCTCGGAGCTTGTCAAGCCATCATGGCGCATTGTTTGGATCTTCGCAGAATGCAAGGTATCGAAGGTGAACTTCGCTTCCTGAGCAGAAGAGTTCTCCGGAACACTCACGCCAATATAGAAGAACTTGTCATTCGGCACAACACTAATGTTGCCGCCTGGTGACGCCTTCAGGGTCTTGAGCGTTACAGTAGCTGGAGTGGTGCTCGCATCTTTTGCAATAACCTGAACAAGCTTACCTGTTTTTGCATGTCGGTAAATCTCGTTTTTCGCAGCCCAAAGATATCTGGTGCCGCCAACTGTAACAACATCTGAGGCCGCAACGTCTACAGCTACGCCCGCATCAGTAATAGTTGCTGTATCGTTGATCGTGAGCGGAACCTCCTGGCGAGTCAACTCAAACCAACGTACAGTTGGCTGCTTTGCAATCTCCCGGTTTCCAATCGCGTTCATAATTTGGTTCATGGCGTCCCAATACTCGTCGCCAAAAGGGAGGTACGCTACCGCGTCGAAGTCCTCCATGAGTGCATCCCAGTTATTCTGGATGCCGCCATATGTCATCCCGCCGGGGGCTGCAATAGGCGCTATATTTCCATTAGGTGTAAATCCCATTTTTCAATTTTTTTAGGGGTTAGACTGAATTTGTTGAGACGGCAAAGGAACTCCTCGTGCAAGCAAATCTTTCTGTGCCGGCGTGAGATTCTTTGCGTCCGTTATGACTTTGCCTACTCTGTTAACCATTTTTGGTTGACCATTGTAGACGGTTTGAACAGCCGCTTTCAACGCTCCGCTCTGAATAGCTTCCTGGATTTGAATCCCAAGCTCCCCGGTCTGAACCTTATGAACGAGGATTTGATTGGACACCCAATCCTGGATTTGTTTTTTGCCTTCCTGAGTCGTAGGGTCAAAAGCCCTTCCCAGATACGATGCGTATTGCGATTTCAAGATTGACTCAGTCTCTTCGCTCGAAACTTTCAGCGACACTTGATTTTCACCAAACTTGTACGGCACTTCCTTGAGCTGTTTTGAGAAGTTTTCGGCCTCTGAAAATGCTAAGGTCTGCCTTTCCGCGAACGTCTTTTCGTTCTGGGTTTTCAATTCTTTTGCAAATATAAACGGATTTTTGCTTTCTGCAACATCTTTTTTCAATTTTACAATCAGCTCGGCAGCATCAAGAGCATCAGACTTCATTAGTGCCGTCGGATCATAATCGCCCGGGCCGATGCCATACTTTTCCCGCACAGCCTCTTCGATGACCTCTTCTCCGAGCTTTTTGAATTTCTCGGCATTTTTAATAGCCTCGGCAGCGACGATGGCAGAAAGCGGGTCGCTCATTACCAAGTCAACGTCCATCTTCATCAGCTTGTTTGCCACAGATGATGGGATGCCTTTTTTAGAAAATTCTACGAGCATCCTTGCCTCTTCATTCCCCGCGTACGGGTCTTCGGCCGCCTGAAGGATAGCGAATCCCTCCTCAACATCTTTTGCTCTTTCGTCCAACTCTGAGGCGAGCGTCTTGTAGCCTTTTAGCTGCTCGAACTCTTGCTTGAACGCGTCTTCGCTTTCAAATCCGAAAGCACTGTACCATTCCTGGGTTTGCGCCGATTGTGCCGCTGTGTTTGCTGGATCATTCTGCTGACCAGCGTTTGTGTTGTCTTCCATGTTATACTCTTCCTGTTATTTCGTTTCCGTACTGAGACTCAAGGGTAGCCTCAAGGTTTATTTGTTCAAGAACTTGCTCACCCTTTAGCAATTGGATGTCATAATCCTGGTCGGCCTTGAGGCTTGATAGCTCTTTTTCTTTTTGAAGATCCACGTTTGCCATAGCCGCATACTTCTTAACCTCCACTTCCGCAAGCTTCATTGCCGACTTGAGCTTCTCCTGCTCCGTCATGATCGCCGTTTGTTGCTGACCCTGAATGGTTTGCTGAAGCATTTCTTTAGCGTGCGTTTCCTCGCGATCCCTTGCCTCCATCTCAGACTTCGCCATGAACCACAGAGCCTCGTCCACATCTCCGTTTTTAAGCATTTGAGCAACCCTCTCAACACTTGAAGGGGAAAGTAAAACGGAGCCATCCTTTGTCGGTATTTGAGACATCTGAATTGCTCTTTGCAGAATAGCATCTTTTTCCTTTTCGTTTGGCAACGATCTGCAGGTTATTGCTAGATCGTCAAGAGACAGATCCTCTATTTCATGAAGGGCGTTTACCAAGTTATCCCCAATGATTGCCCTATAAAACTCTTCAATATCCGGGTCAAACTGAATGTCTATCCTGGCTTGATGAATCATTCTTTCCGCCATCTTTTCCTTAAACCTTCTTTCGGACTCTTTTAACGGCCAGTTGGCATGGTTGCCAGCGTTGTAATCGGCCTCCATGACTCCGACGAGCCTTTCTGCGCTTTGATCGGGGCTCGCAGCCATAGCATCCGGAATGCCGAGAATATCCTTAATCATTAATTGAATATTCGCTATCTGAGCAAGCCACTCTTGACCCTGAGGACCAAGACCATTGTCCATCTCTACCAACGGTTGGGAAACGTACTTGCCTGTTGCCGCATTGAATTTGGTTGCGGCGACAAGAATACCGTTTTGCCGGTGAACGTGCACCAGGTCGAACAAGTCGTATTCCACGCCCCCGATCTTGATGTTTGCGGCCTCGCCAATGTCTATTCTGTATCCTTTCGGGGCAGCAACAAAAACGGCAGCCCTGAGCTTAAGGACGGCGATCATCAGGTCATCAAGAAGACCCTTTACGCTTCTCGTTGGGCTTTGCCCGTAAATCCTGTCAACCACATACGAGCATTTTGGCGTGAGGCCGCCCTGCATTTGGTTGGGTTTTTTTCTCCACCCGTATATCCGATCCTGTCCGGTGCCAGATATTATGTAACTTCCCTCATACCAGTAATTGCAAGATACCTCGTGGTAATTTTCGTTTGGATTCTTCTTTTTATCCTCGACAGGAACGTTGTTTTTCAGGAACGTTTTAACTCCTTTTTTGTTTGTTCTCTCAACGTACTGAGAATAATCAGTTGACAAATACTCAAACTTTAAAACATACACCTTAAAGTCCATCCATACCCACTTGTTTGTTGTCGGGTCTTTTCTTTCAAATGCCCACGCAGGGATTGATGAGACGTCTGTTTGATACGGAACATACGATTTTGCCATAGACTGGATTTCTTTATCAGAAAAACCAGCTTCCTTTAGCTTGGGGTAAATCGATTGTATCATCTCAACCTCAATGTGGCCTATCGCCACGGGGTCGCTCTCGTTGTCTTCGTTCCACAACATAACGGTTCTTGCGGGATCAATATACTGCGGCTTTACCTGTCCCGTTTTTTCGTCGTTGTAAATCTTTCCTATGCGAATGTGGTAATCAATCGCATCGCGATTGTAAGCCATTCGCTGATCTTTGTATTTCCCAGCGCGGAAACCAGACTCGGCAAGCTTCTCAAGGGCGACTTCATATCTGGCCTTAAAAAACCCAAGCCTGTCGGCCATATCAACCGTTGACTGATCTCTTGCAACAAACGGAACATGCAGCTTTTTTAATCCGATAGATTCAAGAAAGGGATTCACCACCTTGCTTCTTGCAAGTATCGTGGCCTTGGATCGCCTTTTTGTTTCTATCACACTTCTGTCAAGCGACAGACAGTCTACCTTGTAGTCATTGTCGGCAAGTACAGACAAAAGAACATTGGTCATTTTTCTCATCGGAGAAAAAATATCATAACTAATGTTAACAAGTGCTTTTCTTTGAGCCTTTGTCATATCGCCGATAGGAGCGGCGGACGGAGCTTGCTTGCTTCCCTTGCTGCCGACTGGAGACCCGTTGAAAAAACGACTTTTATATCTTTCGGTAGACTGCATCCCGGCTCCGTAGTTTCGTGTGTCCTGCATCTCTGGTAGTTGGGGCATCGAAAAATATGTCCCTCCAGCGCAAAATCTTGAATAAAGCGCCCTTCCGCACTTCAAACCGAAACTCGGATCAAGCTTATCCTTTTCGGGGATATTGTCATCAGGGAATAAGATCCCTCCAGCTAATTGTGGTAAAAGCATACTTTGTGCGAAGTTATTTTGATAACGGCAAATTTATAACATTTTTTCATAAAATGTTCAAAATAATCAGTCTATACTGTATGTGTCAAATCCACCCGTAACCTCAATTGGACGATAAACATCTTTGTAAATATCAGGCATCCTGCTTTTTATCGCCCTCATGCACCAGCCAGTCGCAGCGCACAAGTCATGATTGGTAAGATCGTCAATGCCTCTCATTTGAGTCCATTCGTCAAGTATTTCCCATATCTTTACATACCTTGCATTGTTGTAGAAAAACGTCATTATATCACCGGCCATTTCATTTTGCTCAGCAACGCCAGCCCAAACCCCGGGTCTTGAATCTTGCTTGCCGTCGGTGCCGACATCCTTCAATAGGTATCCGTCAAATCCATTTTCTCTAAAATACTCAACGATAGACTCTCCGTCAGGCCATTCTGGGTAAACGTAGGCGCCAAACAATATGGCCGCCTTCAGCCATTCCTCGTGGTACTCCTCCTTGTCGTCAACCGGGTGATTATATATCATCACCCAATCGTTTGACACCCATTCGTTGCGAGGCTTCGTGTCTGGGTCTACCTGGGAATCCCGCTTATAAAATATTGCGGCGGCGGCATTGGACTTTTTTTTCCCAACCGTGTTTCTTCTATGGAATTTCACAGGGTCACACGCCAGGAAAAACTTATTCATAACTGACGGGTCGGGGGCGTAAATAAGACCCTTCTCCTTTGGTGGCACATAACCCTCTTCTGCAGAAACAACGACCCGAAGGTTTCTTTGCTCAATTGGAGGAAGGAATGTCATTGTCCATTTTCCCTTTGGATCATTTTCAATAAACACATCCCCACCAAACTTGTTTCCTACCCACTTTAAGTTGATTTTTGTCGAAAGAGGAGTCTTTGAAAATTTGAGTTCAGATATCCTGTCTCTCATTTTTTCAATCGGCATGCCCATGTCTTTGGGTATGACAGCAAAAGCCTGCTTCCACGACATCGGAAAGTTTTGCTGCAATTTAATCAAATTACCCCACTGTTTCTTTTTTTCAAAATACTCAGCCTGATTTAAAAGATGCGTTTTTGCACCCTCTTTTATCCACTTGCCATCATTGGACATTACCGGTTCCGGCGGATCCTCGACAACGCTTGCTCCGTACTCGTCAATATAGCCCTCAAGAGCATAATATCCGGGCAGGAAAAAATTGATAAGGCCAGACGCTGTCGTGCCGTTTTCGTTCCTGTCCGAAAAATGAGACTCATTTGCTATTTCGAAAAACTGAGATCCGCCGCCACTCTCCATGTCGCCAACAGTCGAGGGCATGACGCAAAAACCACGAATATTTCTTCCTCGCTCTATGGCCGGCTTCATGGTGTTGTACCACCACGTCGGTATGTTTTGGTCAGCGGCCTTTGCATCTGTCTTTTTTGCCGGTTCATCCCGGTAGACAAAAGCAATTTCAGCCTCGCCGTCCGCCGCTTTTTCATTTGATGTCAACGGCGTTATAAAACACTCCATCTGCTCGGGAATCATCCCGGCTCTTGCTGCGGCGGCCACAGACCCCTCGTACTGAAATCTTAACCCCTGCTTTGCCTCAAGCTTCCCGCGATAGTGCGGCCTGAAGAAAAACGGCAGCTTGCTAACCGGCGTTTGGATTTGTTTAACAAATATTTTGTTTATGGCCTGATCTTCATTCATTGCCTGGATGATGAATGTCTGATCAGGCATATTGAGCGTCCCCCATGTGCAGAAGCAGCAAGAAATAGCCGTCTTCGCTATTCGTCTTCCGGACACAAAGTTCGCGCCGTGCACAGTCCTCCTGCCCATGTCAATGGATATTGCAATGTTGGGCTCCACATAATATTCAACATCCATTTCCTTCATCTCCTCCACTACGTCCCTTACATCTCGGTTTGAATACCGAACCTTTACAGCGCCGTTTTCCCTGTATGTGATCCTGTGTTTGTAAAACGCTTCATGGGTAGTGTAGCAGTACATCAAAAAGTGAAATATCTGCCGTTGATAATCCCTGTAATCAGCCCTGTTGTTGTTTTTCCCAAAGTTTTTTACCGGCCAAAAGTTTAGAAAAAAATAATTGGCGCCATTAAGATACGTTGGCTTCCCATTGATAAAACACCAGTATCCAATATACCTTCTTTTTATCTGCGTCTTAATCCATACGATTTCAGAAGCGTAGTATTTTTGATTTGTCTCTATCTCTTCGTAGAGATCCTCAAGCCTCACGTCTGTGACCTCCTTGTACCTGGTTCTGTTGGTGGCGTGCTTTTTATTAAAAACAACCTCATAGATGAGCTTGAGTTTTTCGGGCATCTCTTGGTGGGTAAACTTTTGTTTTTCAGGAGGCAGCCCGTACCCATCAACAAATGTTAGCGCCTCTTCCCTTGAGACCGGTCTTTTCAAAACGTCACTATACCACTCCTCAAGCCTTGGTAGTTTAATCTTGATTGTATCAAGATCCGGGTCATTTTCATGAAAAATAACGTACTCGTCCTCCTGTTGGTATTCGTGCTCCATCTATGGTATAACGTCTGGAAATATTTCTTTCTTCTCCCTCCACACCCTGGCATAATACTCGGGTTGTATCCCGAGGTTTTCAGCCCTAACAGAAAACGTGATCGCCTTCTGAAGAGTTATGCTCGTCTCGTCATTCATTATGCGACCCCGCGCATCAACAAGCGTTTGCCTCCATCTTTCAAGACCTTCTTGGAAATTTTTGTCATCCCCAGACTTGTCAACCGGTTGTGTCAATAGCGCTCTCTGAAGAGCTGCTATTCGAATATCGGCAGTGCTCATGATCGAGTAGTCCTCGGAACACTGAAGTCTCGTGAAGGCTATGTACCTTTCTACCGCCCACGGGGCATTCATCAAGCAAAGCTGAGCGTACCCTTCGTCTGTATCGTTTTCATCGATAACAATATTTAACTTGTTAAGGGTATACCTCTTCCGCTGATTAATGTCCGGGTATGCGTCCCTCACCGGCGTACCGGGAGCAAACATGTATATCAGGTACCTCAACACCTTGTCTGCGTCAACCCCATGCGGTAGATCGTCACTGCGATCAAACACATGGGACTGGCTTGCGAGGTCGGAAAAGCCGTATATAACCGCCTGACCCTCCGGGATAGCCTCAATGTTATACGCTATTTTACTGAAATCAAGCTTGATCATGCTCGTAAGCTCTTATTACCCTTGTTTGAAATCTGACCAAGTCAGTGCTTTTTGCAAGTGTTGCGTCAAGAGGTATAGCAAAGATGTCTCTCATCAAAACAATGTCTCCCTTTTTCACAACGGTGTTTGTCCACGGAGAGTTTTCTTTGTATATCGGCGTTCTTGCGTTTGGCACAACAACCTCGACCCTTGCTGTTTTCGTGTCAGGCAGATATAGCGACCCCTGCTTCCTGTCGTTCGGCAGCCTTTTCCCTATCACAAAACCGTTCAGCCCCAATATTTCGTCATCTTTTTTAACCGCATAAATTGACTTAACGGGAATCATCAGGAATATTTTTCCGTCAATTTCGAACCCTCCCTCTCCTTCGGTTATCATTTCCCTGGTGTAGGTGGCGTCAAACCATACTTCGTCCCCCACGTTTCCATCAAACTCGCATTCATAGTCCCACCCGGAATCACCAAGGCATGCATGCGGGAGTTTCACGATTACTCCTCTTCTTACGGCCTGCTTGTCCTGCTGGCTCTCCTTGTTTTCGTCAACCTTTTTATTCAACTCAGCCGCCATCGACTGATATTCCTTCATTGCCTCCTTGTCCTTATACCGAAACTTTTTCATCCCCTTCACGGCGCTTACGATATCCCTTGGGTCGGCCTCTGAGGCGTATGTTTTTACCTTGTGAACAAGCTTCAGTGTTCCGCCATTAAATGAAATCTCATCCTCTGTATAAGAGTGAAGCTGAACAAGGCAGCAGCCATTGAGCAACTTAAGCTTGTCTATGTCAATTCCTGTAAAATTCATTTTACAAAGTTTTTTTCATACACCTCAAGAAAAGCCATTTGCTTTTCAAAGAATTTTTTCCCGACACTTTTCTTGTCCCTCATCTTTACGATAGCCCTTCTTATGGATGCGTAAGATCCGTCAAAAATAGCCACGACTTCAGGATTCGTCACGAGAGAATCAAGCTTGCTTTTTTCAACTACCTCTCTGCGGATGTAGTAATCGTAGACGCTAATTCCTTTTTCGTACTGACTTTTTGTTTTTGTTCTTATCATAATGTTGTTCAAGTTTTTTGAAAAACTCAGACCTCTTCACTCTTTGCGTGACAACCGTAGAAGACATGTCGATAAGGGTCTCCTTATACCTTTTTATCGTTTCTTCAATTTGATCGAGATCTTCGTCTGTTATGTCCGTCCTGCACAAAGACAGCTTCTTTCTTGACTCGTTAGACATTGGGTTGAGTATGCGAGTCACCTCGTATATCTCAATCCTGTCGTCAATCATTGTCTGAAGTAATTGCTTTGCTCTTGACCAAACCTTTTTATTGCTCATCTTTTAATTCTTTCTGTTATCGTGTGCTTGCTTGGCTTTAAAATAATCCATGCATTCTCGGAGTGCTATTTCGGCGTCTTCCTGCGTGTCAAACATCCATGTATTGAACAAATGCGAGTAATAAACCTCCCACAACCCGTGCTGGCGAGACCTGTATTGCACCGTAAAAACATTTTTAAACCTACATATCCTGTACTGGTTTTTCGATCTAAAATCAAAAGCACTCAAGGTAAACATCTTGAGTTCCTGCCAAAACATTAACAGAATAAGCGCTAAAGCGCAAAAAATTATTATTATGCAAGCAGTATTCATTAAGCTTCGTTTTTTCCTTCAACGCCCCTTTCTGTCCTGTTTTGAGTTCTTTTGTTTTGCCAGTGAATAGCCTCTTCAAGCATAAAAATGGTTGACGAATTTTCATCACAAGGAAATGCGGTATTCAGACTTTCGATAAGACACGCGGCGTATCGGATTATGTCGACAGCCTGAATACCATTGATTCCAATAATCGATATTGGATCGCTCTGTACCTGAAAGCTTACCACCGGCGGAACGCCGGTCGTGTCTTCTTCGTTTTGAATACGGATAAATTGTGAATAATCCGTTCCTGTTTTTTCCTTCATTATTCGAAGGGCGTTGCTAACATGTCTCATTGTTCAATTATAAATGCTATGTATTTTTCGTTTACTGAGAACTTAGTTTCCCCTTGTATCTCAAGCTTTTCGATGTGCCCAATAATGCCAACCTTTGTTCCTACTTCATAATCAACGTCAGCCCCAATTGACTCAATAACGGCCTCAATGTGTTTGCCCTTGTTGTTTACTGACTCTACAAAAACAGTTCCGTCCGGCGGTGTAAGCATTGCGTTTTTTATTTGCAAATATACATACAATTACCGACGTGTCAATAGTTGATAAAATATTTTCGATTAAATGTTGACAAGATGATTTTGTTTTGCTATGTTTGCAAAGTCTTACAGCCAGGCCGTCATTTTGAGTGGAGTCAAAATGAGGGTTTGGCAAGTTGAACGCAAGTTTGACCAACCCAAGCCCCGGTACTCCACACGGGGCTTGTTTTTTTCTTCTATGAATACAGGACAAATAATTAAAGCCAAGCGCAAACACGGGTTCTCCGTCTTGCCAAACGAACTGACTCAGTCCGTTGGTCTAACGCTTGAAGAGAAGGGGATGTTGTCGTTCCTTTTGTCTCTTCCTGACGACTGGGTGATTTACAAAAAAAATCTTTATGAGCGCCTTCCTGATGGGAAGCATGCAATAGACAGGGTTTTTAAGTCCCTTCAAGACAAGGGGTACATCTTCAGCAAAAGGACGTCGGACAAATCTACCGGTAAACTAATCGGCTGGGATCACGTCATCTATGATTCCCCACAGCACGAGCTCAACCAAGATGAGCTTTCACCGATATCAGGTTTTCCCGTTATCGGTGAAAACCGACAATCGGTAGAACCGGGTATATACAAAGAAACAACTTTACAAAGAAATAAAAATACATACAAAAGAGATGTGTTTGATCGCTTGAAGTTTTCAAATTCAGCCCCCCAACCGCTGCTGTGCGAGGAAGTCAAAAATCAGGTGCCGGCATCCTTTGAGGATTTCCGTAAAAAGTATGGCGGAACCAAGAAGGGGTCTATGACAGAGTTCAGAACGTTCAAAAAGCACAAGGACTGGAAAGAATCGCTCCCGCTACTCATGCCGGCTCTTGATAAGGAGTTGGCAGCGCGAGAGGCCGCAAGGTCTAAAAAAGAATTTTTCCCACAATGGAAAAACCTACAGACATGGTTAAACCAAAGATGCTGGGAACAAGAATTTTCCACCGAAACAGATATAGTCAACATGAAAAAACAAGCCCCTACTTATGACGAAAACAATAAATGGTAAGGTTTCCATATACAGAAACTCAAGAGACATTACCGGTGACGTGATCACTATTTCCAAGGCTCTTGACAGGATTAAAGACGGTAAGTCTCGTGAAACTGTCGAAAAGATCAGATCGGCCAAGACAAAAGAAGAAGCTGACGAAATCAAAAAAACGCTACCTGGAGTGTGTTTTAGCGGTAGGTTTTCAAAAAGGGCAGACGGAAGCCTGATGGAGCATTCCGGGTATGTTGTGCTTGATTTTGACAAGGTGCCAGATGCTGAACAAAAAAAGAAAGAGTTGGCGCTTTCCAAGTATGTTTTAGCCGCGTGGATTTCTCCTTCTGGAAACGGAGTAAAAGCCTTGGTTGAAATAGAATGGGAGTCAAAGCATGCCGAGCACTTTGACGCGCTTATGCAGGAGTTTCCAGATGCCGATAAGACCGGCAGAAACGTTTCAAGACTATGTTTTGAGTCGTTTGACCCGAATATTTTGATGAATCATCAGGCTCTGGCGTTCGACAAGCTGCCGGTCTCCGATCGTGTAGAAAACAGGAGGCAACACACGGAGCAAATTACAGTTACCGACGATGACAAAATATTCAACAACCTTTTAACATGGATGGCATCAAGAGGAGATGCTTTTCGGGAAGGCGAGAGAAATCATTTTGTGTTCAAACTCGCCGCGAGTTGCTGTAGGTTTGGAATGCTTGAGGAAACGTGTTACAACATGATGATGACATATGTTGTGCCAGACGCAAGCTTTAGTCAAAAAGAATGCAGAAACGCCGTAAGAAGCGCCTACAGGGCGAATAAGTCACAATGGAACACCGCTGAGTTTACCAACGAGAAACTTGTGACAAGAACAACCAAGAGAGAGATCGACATAATCATTACGGAAGAAGACGCCGCAGAAATGTCGAAAGAAGATGTTATTTATGCGGAAGAGGTTTCTGATCGGGCGGCAAGCATATACCTTAATGGGTACAAGACAGCCCAACCACTTGGTGTCCCGGAGATTGACAAACATTTCAAAAGAGCAAAAGGGGAGCTTACCGCGATATCGGGAATAGGAAACTACGGGAAATCGGCATTTATGAAGTGGGAAATGATCTTCAGAATGGTTGTTTTTGGCGAAAAGGTGGCCATATTCACGCCGGAAGAACTTCCTGCGGAGCAGTTTTACCACGATCTTGTAGAGATATATTTTGGGTGCGACTGCACTCCTAACAACCCAGGGAGACCGCCATACGAATCGTACATGAAGGTGTACAAAATGATCGGCGAGCACATTTTTATGGTTTACCCAAAAGACGTAGCCCCTACTCCTGATTATGTCAAGGAGATATTCCTCAGCTTGATAATAAAATTCAACGTAGACAGGGTCGTCATAGATCCGTTCAACCAAATGGCCAACGATTATGCTAAGAGCTCGGGAAGAACGGATAAGTACCTTGAAACGTTTTTGTCGGACTGCACGCGTTTTGCAAGAAAAAACAACGTTTGCTTTGACATTGTTATTCACCCTCACAAGATGAGGAAGGGCGATGACGGAAACTATCCGTGCCCTGACGTTTTTGATTTGGCTGACGGAGCGATGTGGAACAACAAGGTTGACAACATACTGATTTATCACAGGCCATTTGCCCAAACGGCTCCGGATGATCCGACGTGCGAATTCCACAGCAAAAAAATCAAGAAGCAAAAAATAGTGGGTCAAAAAGGATTTTGCATTTTTCAGCTTAACAGAAGAATCAGGAGATTTACATTTAACGGCGTAGACTACCTGCAGCAAGCAATTGATGGAAAAAATGTTCAGTACCCAATAGAGCAGCCAAAGCCGTCGGCAATAAGGCCAAACAGAAGCTGGACAGACTCTAAAGACATCAAAGAATGGGAAGAGGAGGCCCACCCAAACGGGCACAAAGAGTCGTGGGAATAAAAATTAACAAAAAATATTTGGTCACAAGCCTTGCGTGTTATATGTTTGCATTTCACAATTAATAATTAATCATAAAAAAAATGGGATTAGACACAAACAGTGGTTCAGACAAAACGTACCTCAGCATATCTGAAGGACGTATTGCAAAACGAGTTGAAAAAGGAACAGAAGGCGCCGTTGAGTGCCGGTCAAAAGACGGATCGAGAATCTGGTACGAAAAAAGGTACCCTTCGGTTACGGGCAGAATTGTAGACGTGTTCAAGAGAAGCTCAGATAAGGGATACGGCCCGCAACTGTGCATTGTCCTTGAAGATATTGGAGAAAAGTTTCAAGTTCAGATGCCGTGGTCTTCCCGGTACTCTTCCGGATTCTTTCTCTGCATGCCAAACATTGATCTGTCAAAGAGCATTACTCTTGCTCCGTGGATGAAAGAGATTGATGGGCAGAAAAAAACAATGCTGTACATCCGTCAAGGAGAAAACAACGTTGATTGGTATTGGACAAAAGACGATCCAAAGGGAATGCCGCAAATGGTTCAGGTAAAGGTGAAGGGTGAAATTGTTTGGGACGACACTGATCGCCAGCAATTTTTTGAAGACTATCTTTCGAAAGTTTTCATTCCCAAGATGGAAGCGACAGTCATTGGAAAAACAGAAAAACAAGCAGAGCCTGCGACGGATTCTCAACACGAGGATGACCTCCCGTTCTGATCATTTTGGGGCGGAAAAACCGCCCCATTCCTTTTTTTTTAACAAATCAATAATAAAAATGAAGCGATACAAATACGAAGACCTTTTGTCAATGGTAAAAGAAGAGTGCGTTGAGGAGTTTAAATTAGCGTACGATCAAATACACGATCTTGAAAACGGCGGAACAAAGGAATGGATGCTTGATCGAATTTGCTCTCATTTTGGCGTCTCGCAAGACCAAATAAAAAGCAAAAAGAAAAACGAGGAAGTGGTGTTCCCGAGGCAGGTTTTTATGGCGTTTTCAAAAGTGTGCTACGGAGATAGTTTGAAGTCTATTGGGACAATTGTTGGCAGGGATCACTCGACCGTTATTCACGCAAAGCGGGCTGTTCAAAACGATTATCTCTGCGTCCCCGCAAGAAGAAAAATGATCAGGGGGCTGATATCAACGTTCCCAACATCGGAAATGGTGGCAATTTCCAAATACCTTGGACAATGAGCCGGTTAGAAAAAAAGCATCCAGAAATTCCGGCAAACAAAACTGGAAAGCCAGACGTTGTTTTTTATCGAGAGCTAAGAAGACACCTTCTCACAATCCAGTCAGATCCGTCTCACAAGCCAAGCATGCTTATAAAATGGCATGAGAGGGTTCTTATGCGAAAGATAAACGAAGTGCTGTACGAGCTTACCGGGAACGACATGTACCTGTGGCTATGCGGTTCATTGGACAGGATTGAGAAAATAAAAAACGCGAGCACTGATGCCGGATTGAAGAAGAAAGAGAATTTACTGGCCGGAGGACGGGATAGATAGTTTGTAAACGGATAAATTAATTCAAATGAAAGCAATTTTAGAATTTGATTTGCCTGAGGATCAGGACTTGTTTAAGTGGGCGAGTGGTGGTTCGATGTATCATTCGGCGTTGCTTGCTATTAGGGAGAATTTAAGGAGGCGGGTTAAGGACTGTCCGAGGCGCAATAAGGAGTTGTTGGGGGCTTATGAATTTGTTTGCTCCCTTGTTTCCGAGGTCGGGATTGACTAAGTCATACCCTATTAGGTGTTAAAAACGGGTTAATGCCCTGCTTTGTACCCAACTGGGTATATTTTTTTAGAATTAATTCATTTCGCTGTAAATTCTACCAATTGCAACAAGTCGTTATTTTTGCGAATCTATTTGTATGTAATCAATATCTTAAATAAAAAATTAATCAATGGCATCACCGAGAAGACCCAAAAACGAGATTGAGCTACTTTCAGAAGATTTATGTTTAGAAGTTTTGGCTCATGGAAAAGATAAGCCTGAGTTCTTAATTCATTACGTCAGGGCAGATCACATTTACAGAATTGCGGAAAGTATTGAGTACCGCAACATGAGTTGTGTTTGGGTGTCGGGAGAGGATGCGGAAGCCCCGTTAATTGTGAATGTTCATGTAAACGATTTATACCTGCTTTGGAACGAGGCAAGGGCAAATACTTATTCAAACCAAATAAAACTATGGCAATGACAAGAACCGACGTCCTGATTGAATACCGAAACAGGTTTCCCAACACGCCAAACCTGACGCTCGCAAAGAAAATCTGCAAAGAACATCCGGCGTTATATGTTAGCGTCGAGAGTTGCAGGGGCGCACTGAGGCGAATAGAAGGTAAGGGTGGCACCAAGGATTCAAAGGTTAAGTATAAAGATCGGTACGTTCCACCACGATCGCCAAACCCATTCGACGACATACCTAAATCAAGTTCAAAACCTCGTAAAAGCGTTGAGGTCGATGGTACTCGAATACTTTTTTTATCCGACGTCCACTTCCCTTATCACGACGAGGAAAGCATTACAGTGGCACTGAAATACGGGAAAGAACACGATGCAGACTGCATCTATCTGAACGGTGATGTGATAGACTGTTATCAGTTATCATCATTTGAGAAAGACCCAAAGAAACGCAGATTCAGCCATGAGTTGAAACAGGCTCACAAGTTCTTCGAGATACTCAGGCGTGAATTTCCGAAGGCCAAAATCTATTTCAAAGAGGGAAATCACGAAGAAAGATACTGGCGGTTTATGCGGATCAAAGCACCTGAACTGCTCGACATCGAGGCGTTCACTTTGGCTGCATTACTCAAGCTGTCAGAGTTCAACATCGAATACATTGGAGGCCGAACAAAGGCCAACATAGGGAAGCTGTCAGTCTTTCACGGCCATGAGTTCGGAAGTACGGTATTCAGTCCCGTAAACGTGGCGCGAGGACTTTATATGAGGGCAAAGGCCAACGCCATTTGCGGACACAGCCATCAGACATCGGAGCATACCGAACGTGACGTTAATGACAAGATGATAACCACATGGAGCGTTGGTTGTTTGTGTGAACTTTCGCCCGACTATTCGCCATACAACAAGTGGAATCACGGCTTTGCTTTTATCACAAGAAACGGCTCTGAATTTCATGTGAAGAATTTCAGAATACACAGGGGTAAAATTGTCTGACATAAATTATTTCCGAATTCACACAACCGACTTAAGTTCTATTTATTTTTGCGATCTAAATTCACCCAATTAAAAAATTATCACAATGATTGCAATTCCAAACATTTTACCACAAGGACAATTAGTGGTACTCTCCATTTCACCCACGGGTACCGACCCTATTTCCGGGGCTCCTGTTCCGGCAAAAGTTGACGGAAACGCCACATGGGAACTGACATCCGGGTCAGACATTGTGTTCCTGGAGGTTGACGAAAACACAGAAGGCTTTTTTACATGCCGGGTTCGATCCCTGAACACGGGCAACGAGGGTGCGTACTCTGTGAAAGTAAAGGTTGACGCCGATCGCGGAGATGGCGTTATTGAGCTTTCAGAGGAGTTTGCCGGACTGATGGTTGGCGTACAGGCCGACAACATTGGAGCCGCAGTAACAATTGAAAGCGACATCAATTAATATCCGGCACCATGAAACTTGACTTTCTAATCTCAGGAAACATCATACGAGACTTTAATGGGTCTGTAGACGCCATTCAGGGTCAAGCGTTTGATGTTGTTGTAAGCGAGGGATTTGCCCCAGATTTGGAGTGGAGCCTCACCAACGACAAGTGCCTTGATGTCACTGAAAACGGCCAGGAACTGTCCGTGAAAGCCGTAAATGTAGGCAAAAGCGTTGTAAGATTGATCAACTCAAAAAGCAACGCAACCGCATACCGATTTGAGATTAACGTAATTCCTCCGGCAATTGCCCTGAACGGTCAGGCAGAGGTTGTTAACGCGTAATTTAAAGCCCGCCGCCAGCGCGGGCTTTATTTTTTCTACCAAAACAGCTCCCTTGCGGATGCTTTTCATTAAATTTGCTTCACAAAACGCCACACAATGCTTAAGCTCCGCCTCCCGGTCGTTAATGACGAAGAAATAGATAAATACGAGCAGGGGTACGAGACACCGGAAGTATTTCACACTGAAGACTTTATGTTTTATTCTGTGGACTTCATAGGTCCGTATCACGACTTTGAAAATCTCTGCGTAATAGGATCCGGCGGCGCGCAATTTGTCGTTGGAAAACCGCAGGCGCTGGTGGAAAGAGAGATAGACAGGCGGACAAGAGAGAGCATTATGATTCTGAGGAATTAAATTGTTAAATTTTGCATATAAATTTGCAAAAAAGCATCACTATGTTGTATGATTGCAACATATTTCAAAACAAATGACAAAAGAACAAGCTATCAGATCCTATCGGGTTGTCGTAACAGGTCTTGCTGCACAGCAGATATACACCCACTGCCATGATGAGGGCGTTTCCAAGGGCATTTTTACTCACGACCTGAAAATGTCATCAAACAATCTGGTTTCGAAGCTCGAAACTAAGTTCAAACACCTATACACCACTCTTGGCCAGGTAAACGGCGGGGACGAGTATGTAAGAGCCTTGTCCACAATGGACGAGACGCTTGCGGAGCTGTCGGGGCTGCCGCTGGAGTTTTGGTACGCCATAACAATGGCGATTCGAAACGTCAAAAAAGCGATCGCAGAGGCCGAAGCGAATGGGACGCCTATTCCTGACGGTACGGACGTATTGATATCAGGGGAGGGCGAAGAATGATTAATTACGAAATAACCGTGTGGGACGGCGCCAATAGGGTGCACTACGCGAAAACAAGAGCGAAAAATCCAGAGCAGGCGAAAAGCAAGTGTCTCAACGACTGCTGGAAGCTTGATAAAATGCTTGGCATGAACAGAGACTGGTATTCCTACAGGTGGGATATCGTAGAGTCGAAAAAACAGCGTTAATCCATAAAAACAAAATAAAATGAGTATTCAAAAAGCGTTAGAGCTTCTTCAGCTCCCCGACGAATGCGCAAGGTACGAGGGTCAAATCCAAACCCGCACCAACCGGGCACTGATTGTCGAAGAGACACACGACTTTACCGTGTCTTCCAAAAGCGTATCGGTAAAAACGTATGTGTCCACCACATCCGAGCTGTTTGGGGCGTACACGTTGAATCTTTTGTCCAACTACTTGCATGCATATGGTCACGACATAGTTTCGATTGACGAGAACATGATTGTCACCACCAAGCCGAGGGAGACCGGCACGGGCGGTCACTGGTTTCCGTGGCAAAAAGTGGAGCTGTACAGCAACGAGACGGGGCATTCGTTTGACGTCATTTCTGACGTTGGACTAAATGTAGACCCGATCACAAAACTCCCGAGCGATCCGGCAACGCCGCCGGTAAGACCGGGTGTTTTTTTTCGAATTCAAAAGACCATCACAAGGTCTTCATCAGGCACCATTCGGACATGGACAAGCAAGCGCCAGTTCGTGAGATGGAGCCTTGAGCAGCTTAAGGCCATAACCGGGATGACGGAAGAGCAGATCGCGTTCAACACAAGGATGACGTTCAATAGCGTTGTCGTAGATCCGCAAACTCACGTTACAAGTATCGCTATGGACATTGAAAAGGTGTCCGATAATCAGATCAAGGGTATTTTCCACATTAATGGCGAGCCGGCAACGGGATCCCCAAACAAAATTGCTTCTTACGGTAAAATTTGCCCATCGTTTGCGTTCAGGTGGAACCTGTACAACCAACCGGGCACAAACGCCTACGGAGCTTCAGCAACAGCCGGATTCAACGCATCCCAGGACAACACCATTACGTTGGTTCCCGGGACGGTCGATTCATACAACCCGGAAACAAAGGTTGTCACATACAACTCCCAGCTTGAGAATGATCCGATGATCGTCGCTTACGCCGAATTCCTGCCGGCTCAGGGTAAAAACGAAAACGCAGGAAGGAGCTACTTCATCGAAACAGGGATGGAAGACATCTGGTGAGCCATCAAACAGCAATCCGTGCGCCACTCGAATCGGAGTGGATTTGTATAGTAACCAATAATTCAATATAACATGTCAGAAAAATCATTCGGAGAGCGCATTGTGCGCACGGGGTTCAACCCTGCAAACAACACTGTGGTTGACCAGATCAAACAGAAAACAGCCGAGCTAATCAACTTGTGTGATGAGCTTAAAGAAAAAGATGGCAGACTTGCATCCATTGCCATCACCACATACGAACAGGCCGCGATGTGGGCGGTAAAGGCCGCAACGGCGTAAACCAGGATGGCCAGATGGCAAACAGAGCTAATGCCGTACTGGAAAAGCACTTTCGATAGACCTTTTGATTTGGACTGTGGCTCTGTGAAGACAGACAGATCGATGGCGCGAAGGGTTCGAATAACGTTATCGGGCTTTGTGTCCGTTGGCGACTTAAACCACAAATGTTAAATTGAAAAACAAATATTTATATGAGCAAAAAAGTTGAATTGAAAGACGAAACGGCAATTTTGCCAAACCCGTGTTATGTGCCGTTAAATTTAACAAAATGAATTTTAAAGAAATCAAAAACAAAGCAAGTTATTTAAAAAAACACTACCCATTTGAAGGTGTGCCAAAATTAACAGACAAAAAACATTGTATTCATTGTGGTGAAAATTTTATAGTTGGTGATTACAAAGTCGAAATAGCAAATGGCGAGGAATACATTGTTTGCCCTAATGCTCCAAAATGCCATGGAACGCTTATAGATTGGTTTGATGCTTAATGGCACATAACGTTCCCACGCTTGGCGACAGGCGGGGATTTTTAAAAACTAAATTTGATATAACATGAAAAGATTATTTGAAAAACTAAAGCTGATGTTTGCACGTCAACCCCGCTTGTGCCAAACGTGTGTTAGCGGTAGTACGGTTTAATTTACAAGGGTTTCAAATTAAAAAACAAGTAAAAATGAACGTAACATTAAACATTGAAAATGATGCTGAATTAAGAGCATACATTAAAGACTGTATCAAAGGTCAAGTATTGGCAGTTGTAAGAGAAGAATTTACTGCAATGGTGCAAAACGAATTAGAACGAAAGATAAAAGGTTCTGATGCAAGAAATTTTGAACGTATGCAGAAAGAAGCAACGGTTGAAGCTATGAAAAGCATTTTGTACAAAGAACATTCTGTTTCAAGATACAATAGCGAATTTATCAAGCCTTATGTTGAAGCGGTTGTAAAAGATGCCATTGAGGGTAAAGACTGGAAGCAAATGGTTGACCAATTAGCAAAGGAAAAAGTCCGTTCGTTAATCGGGTAGTAGTAGTATTACCGCTAACGGCTGACGCTATACGAAGGCAGGGGTTAAGATGCACTCCCTTTCAGCCTTGCACAAATGATAAATAGATGCACACCGCTTGTATTAGCAGCACGTCCCTGCTTTTGTATAGCGTATGTTATAGGGCGTTTTAATTTAAAATTATGAATTACAAGGAACTAAATGGATGTTCAATTAGAGAAGGGTTTAATAAGTTTAATAAAGAAAACCCACACATTTTTAAGGCATTTGAAGAACAAGCATTAACAGCTATAAATAAGGGTAGAAAAAAATAAGTTCAAAACTCATTATTAATTGGATAAGATGGAATGAATTTTTAAGAAGTTCAGACCAAAATTTTAAAATAAATGATGCTTACCAATCATATTATGCAAGGTATTTTGTAGAAATACACCCACAGTATATTGATGTTTTTGAATTTAGAAAATTAAGAAACGAGGAAGATGGTGCGTATATGAATGTAGATGATGATGGTCAGATATCATTTCTGTAAATGCCCTATAACGGTTCACTGCTTGCCGAAGGCTGGGATTAGAAGCGCAAATGCTCAACCCTTGCACTAAAGCCGATTAAAGATACAAAAGCTGAATTTACCACGTCTGCCCAGCTTTTGGCAAACCGATGTTACAGGCAGGTGTGGGTTAATAAACGAATTATGATTTATATACAGTCAAATACAGAAAGAACATTAGCACATCATTTTGATTGCTCTTGTGCATTATATGGTGTTATTGATAACGCTATGGACTATCGCTTAACTTCTTTTGAAGAAGTTGCAAGTGGTAAGTTTGATATGCTTATTAAGAAAAACTTATTTGTAGGTTCAACTGAATTTATGAGAGAAGTTTTTAAAAGAATTGGATTAGAGGATGTAAGATTACCCAAAAACTCAAATAGAGATTGTGAGGTAATTACACTTGAAGATGCTCATAAAAGAGTTGCAAATGGTAGTAAGTTGTTTATCAAACCGATTGAGATAAAATTGTTTACAGGGTTAATTCTTGATGGTATGCAATACTCTTGCTTATCCAATTTGCCAAATGAAACTAAGGTAATGGCTTACGATGTATTTAATAGTAAAATTGTTAGCGAATGGCGTTTATATGTGCATAATGACAAACTTATTGATGCAAGAAATTACTCTGGTGAATTTATAGTTTCTCCAAATTATGAATATGCTATGACTGTTGTTGCTAATAATAAAGGCAAATTCCCTTGTGCTTACACAGTTGATATTGCTGTTTTAGAAAGCAATGAGAATGTCGTTGTAGAATTTAATGATATGTGGGCAATAGGTAACTATGGTATTCCAAATGATATTTATTTGAGAGCATTAAAAGATAGATACTTTCAAATCGTAGCAGGTCGGTAACACTTGCCTGTAACTACCGGCTATGGATGACAAACCTGCACAAGTACGCCCGATTGGGGTGGATATGGATGAAAAAACCCCTCACGTTTGAGGGGCTTTTCATTGCTACCAAAACCTATCCTTAATTCAACTATGAAAAAAAGCCTTTACTTCTTTGACCCGGCTCTGACGATCCCCGCCCGGGTCTTCAACTCTTTTGCCTTGTCGGCCTGCCTTGCAGATTTTGCGTACAGCCTCTCGGTCTTGACCTGGTGAGCCATTTTCCCGAAATCCTCCTGAGCAAACGTTCGGTTGGATCCAACGGGGGACTTTCTCATGGCCTCTGCCTTATTCCATGT